ACGGTCAACCTGGTGCACTACACGGCCTGGCTGGTCAAGGAGATGGCTGGTGGCGATTGACCCCAGACAACTGCGGCCCTCGATGCTGACGCGGATGCTGAACTCCACGCCGCTGGGCGAGGTGGTCAGCGAGCGACAGCTGCGCCGTCATCGCAACCGGGCCGGCTATCGCATCGGCGACGAGAAGCACATCGACCTGCTGCGCTACGCCGCCTGGCTCCTGTGGCTGCGGCACAACCCGGAGCCCGACAAGCTGCCCGCCGACTACGAGGCGCTGAAGGAGGCTGCCCGCGCCCGCAACTCCGAGCTCTCGGCCATCGGCCGGGACATCGGCGAGATTCCCGAGGTGGTCGATCCGCAGCGTAAGGCGCGGGCCGCGACGGATTTTCGGTTCTTCTGTGAGGTGTACTTCCCCGAGACCTTCTGCCTGCCGTGGTCCGATGACCACCTGAAGGTGATCGCCAGGATCGAGACGGCTGTGCTGCATGGCGGACTGTTCGCCATGGCCATGCCGCGGGGCTCGGGCAAGACCTCGCTGGCCGAGACGGCCTGCATCTGGGCCATGCTGACCGGGGCGCGGGAGTTCGTCTGCCTGGTGGGCTCCGACGCCGGCCACGCCCGCAGCATGCTTGAGAGCATCAAGGTCGAGTTCGAGACCAACGAGCATCTGTTGGCCGACTATCCCGAAGCGGTCTACCCAATCCACGCCCTCGAACGCATCCACAACCGGGCCAAGGGCCAGCTCTCGGGTGGCAAGCACACGCGGATCGTCTGGACAGCCGATGAGATCGTGTTGCCGACGATTCCCGACAGCAAAGCCTCGGGGGCGATCATCCGTGTGGCCGGCATCGAGAGCCGCATTCGCGGCATGAAGTACAAGCGGGCCGACGGTCGGGCGCTGCGGCCGTCACTGGTGGTGCTCGACGACCCGCAGACCGACGAGTCGGCCCGAAGCGATCAACAGGTTCGTTCAAGGATGGAGACGCTCAACGGGGCGATCCTGAACCTGGCAGGGCCAGGTCAGAAGATCTCGGGCATCATGCCCTGCACGGTGATCCGACCCGGCGACATGGCCGACGCGATTCTTGACCGCGACAAGCACCCGACCTGGCAAGGCCAGCGCACCAAATTGGTCTACGCCTTCCCCTCGAACGAGAAGCTCTGGGACAGGTACGCCCAGATTCGCTCGGACAGTTTTCGCAACGACGGCGACGGCCATGAGGCCACTGAGTTCTATGCATCACACCGCCAGGAGATGGACGCCGATGCCGTGATCGCCTGGCCCGAGCGGCACAATGAGGACGAGCTGTCGGCTCTTCAGCATGCCATGAACCTGCGCCTGCAGGATGAACGGGCCTTCTGGGCCGAATACCAGAACGAGCCGCTGCCGGAGGGCGAGGGCGACGGCGACCAGCTCTCCGCCGAGACCATCGCCGCTAAGACCAACGGCCAGGTGCGCGGCGGCGTGTCCATCGGGGCCAGCCACCTGACGATGTTCATCGACGTGCAGGGCAAACTGCTCTTTCACACGGTGGTGGCTTGGGAAGACGACTTCACTGGCTACGTGCTCGACTATGGGGCCTATCCCGACCAGCGGCGCAGTTACTTTACGCTGCGCGAGGCGCAGAAGACGCTCGGCCGGGCCGCCCCGGGCACGGGGCTCGAGGGTTCGATCTACGCCGGCCTTGAGAAACTCACCGACGACTATCTCTCGCGGCGCTGGCGGCGAGACGATGGGGCCGAACTGCGGATCGAACGCTGCCTGGTCGACGCCAACTGGGGCCAGTCCACCGACGTGGTCTACCAGTTCTGCCGCCAGAGCAACCACTCGGCCATCGTCATGCCCAGCCACGGCCGTTACGTCGGGGCGTCGAGCATGCCCTTCAGCGAGTACAAACGGAAGCGCGGCGAGCGGATCGGCCACCACTGGCGCATTCCCAACGTGCAGGGCCGCCGCCAGGTGCGACACGTGCTGATCGACACCAACTACTGGAAGAGCTTCATTCACGCCCGGCTGTCGGTCGCCATGGGCGATCCGGGCTGCCTGTCACTGTTCGGCCGCAAACCTGCCGAGCATCAGCTGCTGGCCGACCACCTGACGGCCGAGTACCGCGTGCGGACCGAGGCCCGGGGCCGCGTGGTGGACGAATGGAAGCTGCGGGCCGGCGGGCCGGACAACCACTGGCTGGACTGCCTGGTGGGCTGTGCCGTGGCGGCCAGCGTTCAGGGCGCGGTGCTGCCGGGCACGGAAGCCAAGTCAGCACCTGCGCGGCAGCGGCTCCGGTTGTCAGAGGTCCAAAGGAGCAGGCGGTAGATGGCCAAGGCGATCAACCCACCAACATCCGCTCCGAAGCGGGGTCTGGCGTGCCCCACCTGCGGCTGCGGCCACTTCCGGGTGCTCTACACCCGCCGGGCCCTCGGCGGCCGGCTCCTGCGCCGCCGCGAGTGCCGCTACTGCGGGCGGCGGATGACGACCTATGAGCAATAGCAGTTCTACTCAATCGCGTACTTCTGGCGGAAGTCACCAATCCAGTCCTGGTGCTTCTCAGACCTGCCGATGTGCCGCGACAGCCTTTGCATGCTAATTGAGGCGATCTGGGAAAAGTGTTCTTCGGGAACATACTTCAGCAGCATCGGCATCAATCCGCGTTCCACTCCGTGCGCCTCACAATGAAAGACGGGGCTTCGCTCATCATGAAGGAGCACGAAGATGCCGCCATATTCGAGGGCAAAGAACAGTTCGCGAAAGAACTGATAGTAGAGCGCCAGAATGCACTGGCCCTCGTCCTTAGCAAGGTCGGCCACGCCGTACTTCTCGGCCAACGTCCAGTACGTTCGTCCGATGTGATGCAGGTAACAGCCGCTCTTCTCCGGCAGCGGATTCTCGCCACTGCAGTCGCCCATGGTCCGTACGGTGCAACCGCCGAACTCGGCTTCCATCATTTTCGCTTCGATGAAGACGAAGGGCCTGCCATCGCTGTCGCGCAGCGCAATGTCTATGGATGTGGGCTGGCCCGAGTCTTCATTGAACACCTTTCGATCTTCAAACTCGAACACGGCATCGTGAAGATGCTTGCCGCACTCAACACCTACGGCAGCAAGTGCGTCGATGAGCGGCTGGTAGTCGTTACGCACGATCAAGGGGCCGACAAGGTTGAACGCCATGGCCTGGCTGCTCAGGCCGTGGTGCAGGTACTTATGCAAGGGAAACGGCTTCCCTTCGTTCTCGCACTGGACCTTGCATTCTTGGATGTACTCAGCGACTTCGGGCAAGACCATGTTCTGCGGCCAATGATCCCACGCGTCCAGGATAAACGAGTAGCGTGAATCCCGGGGCAGCCCCTTCTGATCGAACCATGCTGTCGCGGTCTCCCGCATGGCTCTCTGGTAAGGCCCATATCGAGGGAAAGGCCAGGTCTTGGCAAGCTGACGGCTGTTCATGTCGTTCTTCCTGACCGTGGCATGACTTGAACTAGTTCGTCAAAACACAGCAAGAAACTACGTGTTGCGCACATCATTATCAAGTCGAAACCCCGCTCAAGTTCTACATGCGGAACAACTTCACGTCCCGGACCAGATTTCCCGCGTTTTCCGGTGCGCCGCCTGCGCCACGGCATAGGTAACCAGTGACGGGACACTGCTTTTCGGAGACTCACGTGGCCGACGACCTCGACAATGCGATTCAGGAAAACGCCGCCGGGCCGCGGAAGGCCGCGGGTGACTCCGGCAGCATGGAGCAGCACTCGCTGCCGGACCAGATCGCGGCCGACAAGTACCTGGAATCGAAGAAAACCAGCCGGGCCAAGGGCCTGGGCATCAAGCTGGCGAAGATCTCGCCGGGAGGGACCGTCTGAATGTGGCCCTTCCGCCGAAACAGGACGGCTGAACCCACTGCTCGGGCTGGCGGTAAGGTGCCGCTGGTCATGCGGGCGCGGTACGACGCGGCTCAGACCACGGTCGAGAACGCCCGGCACTGGGCGATGGCCGACTCACTGTCGGCCGACAGCGCCACGGCGGCCGACGTGCGGCGCAAGCTCCGTGAGCGGGCGCGGTATGAGGTGGCCAACAACAGCTATGCCAAGGGCATCGTGCTGACCATCGCCAACGACTGTGTCGGC